GTTTTTCTCGTCTAATATGCCAGTAAAGCCAGAAAGTGCGGTAGGGGGCGAAGTTTGTTTGGAAAGAATGTCTAATACTTCGGTCATGCGATTATTTCGCAAACCTTGCAAGAGCATCAATTTTTGTACTTCAGATTGTCCCCAAAAATAATCATATTGTGGGTTAGGACAGATTTGTACAAACGGACATTCGCCTTTTAAGAATAACGACGCACCGGGTCGGTCATAAATAATAACGTCGGGTGAGGCAATGGTAACAACTTGGTAATCCATTGTTTCATCATTCCAGCACCACAATTCTTGCATTTCAATTGTTTCTTCAGCCACCCGTGCTTGATAACGATTCATGCCGTACAAATCCATTTCTACGTTACCGTAAATAGTTGGATTGGTAGCGGATAAAATCACTCGTGCTACGCCATCACCGCCGGCTGCCCCATCGTTAGTCGTGTTGCGTATGCCACCTGTAACACGAGCAACAATGCTTTCACGTTTAGGATGTGAGTAAAGCCGTGCGTATAACTCAGATTTAGTAATGTAATAGCGTTGAACAAGTGCTTCTTGGCGATCAGTATAGGGTGTATCTTCACGCAACACACCCATTGCCCCTGGTTCAATCATGTACGGGTGTATCCCGTTGTTGTAAACCAGTTTGACAAACGTTGTGTTAAAAACAAGTGACCAAGTAAGCGCAGTAGAAAACACTTGGTCAGCGTTTGAATTTAACCATTCATCATTTAATGCGCCAGTTAAAACAGGGGTCTTTCTTTGTTCTTGATGATTAGCAGAGGCACCTAGCGCAATAGAAAACCGAGTCGTTTCAGCAGAATAAAGAAAAGAAGTTAGTTGGTCGATGTGAGGATGTATTTTGTTAAAGTAAGCAGGGGGTTCTTCTGAACCAGCCCCAAACAAATAATACGAACGCAACACACGATAATCTTCTTTACGTTCTTCCCTTGAAACCATGCACTTTTGTGCTAATTCCAAATAGAAATTTTCACGTTCGTCATGGTTTGGTGGGATTCTCATGTCTTAATCTTTAATCCGTCAGGGTCTTGCATTGTTGCGCTAGGATTGATGGTAGGGCCATTATTGATCCCAGCGTCTCTTGGTGTCAAGCCAACTGGTTCACCTTTTATGGATTTACCAAATTGACCGGCTAAGACCGCTTGCATATTCATCCCTTGGAATCCGCCCCCCCAGATTGCCGAATCACCGGCACGGGGTTCTCTTGTTTCTTGCTGTGTGATGATTGTTTGTGCGGCTTGGTCTTTGCGGGGGCGGCCTCGTTTTTTCGGCGTGGCGTATTTTTCCGCTTCTGCGTATTCTTTTTCGGTGAACTTGTTGTTACGGGTAAGGTATCCGCCTTGGTTTTCACCTTCACGGGTAGACTTAATGTTGGACATTCCAAATTCTTTGGCGAGTCCTTTAAGGTGTGCGTCAGCGTTTTTGGTTTTGTCGCTCTTGAACCCAGGAGCTTGGAGAAAAACTTGAAGAACATAATCGGTACACCCCTCTGGACACGTTGGTTGATAACCTTCAAAATAACCATGCTCTTGGCATTTGTAATCTTTCAATATCCTAGACATTTACTTTATCCCCTAATTGATCCTCAAGGGTATCCCCGTAGTCAGATCGGTTAATAATTCCTATCTTCAATTTAATTTTACTATCAACAACTTCAAGCCCATAGCCTCTAGCCATTCTTGGTTTGGGTATTTTGCGATATTCTAGGTATTTTGTTTGGTCTTGGTTTTTCATAATAGCTATTTCGCCATTTTTCCAAGCGTTCCATCCTTTTGACACTCTAATTTGCATTAACTCATTGATTGGATACGTTTTTTCAATAAACATCAAATTAAAAGTGCTAAAAGGCACACCACACAACTCACAAAACATTTTGATGCCAATTCCCCGTCTTTTGTCGGCAATAAACCGATCCATTACGGTTTGCAGCTCAATTTTAGACAATACGTTGATTGCCACCGTACATTCCAATCTTTTTAAGATAATCGGACACATTTCTACCCATTGCAACTTCTTCAGGGGTTAATTCCTCTTGTTTTTTGCTTATATCTCTTGAAATACGTCTACCAATCAATTGTGGCTGGACTTGTTCGGCAAAAGCGGCTGCCGCTAAGGCTGAAGCAATCACCCGATCATCTTTATTGCGTCCAGACGCTTCAATTGAACCCCCATCACGCACAACCGTTTTCATTTCTTCAATGGTATCCATATCTAAAATGTCCATCATGCCCCGTTCAAAATAATCTTTCATGTAAGACAACATTCTTTCTTTGGTAGCAGAAGTGGTGAGCCAGCCCATAGATGATGACATACCACCTAACGAATCGTTCTTGCGCCAGATGTAATTAGACATTGAACCGTATACGTTCATCAAATCAGCACCCATTTGACCACCCATGTTAGCGGCAAGACGCTTGAGATTACGCAATTCGTTAATGACGGCTTGTCCTGGGCCATTGACTTCTAAGTTAAGCGTAGAATTTTTGTATGCGCCAGCAAGATGGGCAATCACCCAAGCAAATTGATAAGTGTTCATTTCGCTTGTTGCAAACGAAGCCACTTGTTCTAGTCCATCGGAATAAGCTCGATACACTTGTATGCAAAAACGATCAGCCCAATCAGAGCTGCCGTAAGCAGGGTCAGCCCCGATAACGTAGTAGGCTGTGTCAATCGGTTCTTCCCATACTTTAAGCGTTGATAATCTCTCAGTTGACTTGAGGACATTTGTGTCTTGAAAATTTGCACCAAACAAATAGCGGTAGAAATCCGGAGTGGTCTTTTTAGCAATTTTTGCGGCATCCGTACACCTTGCATTAGAAAAATAACTGGTTCCCGTCATCACAAACGCATAATCTTCAGTAGGCGGAAATTCTTGATACATCAAACTATCGTCTTTAATACCTTCGTAAAGTTTCCAACGCCACCAAGCAATTTGCCGACTATTGATTTCTACGTTGTATAACTTCTTAATGTCTTTAACCCATTCTTTTTCTTCACCTGTTAATTTACCATCCCAATAGACTTTATAGGTTTGACCGTTTGGGTCGAGTGAATACAGCTCGTTCCTCCACCAGCCACAAAAAATTGCACGTTGCGTTCTAGCTCGTTTGCTTGTGGTGTACATATCGTGAAACATATTGAAGCCCCGTGCCGTGGACTCAAAGATGTACATTCGCATGGGATTAGTCTCAGCAAGCGAAGCCAAGAGGGATGCCAGACCTTCTTCATCGCCCCAAGAGGATGTTTCCGTACCATGTAGAAAGGTAATCGCTTTGCCACGCCCTAATGTTCCTTTACTTCGTGTTCCCGCCACCTGATAAAACAAACGACTACGGTTTCGCAAACTCATTTGTGTTCGATTGTGAGCAATCAGCGGTATTTTGTATTCTTTTGGTAACCCCTCCATGTACATTGAAAGGGTTGACCTAAACATATCTCTGTTTTCTTCTGTATCTGTTGTTAATGTCCCTTGAAGTCCAGGGTTAACAAAATGCCAATACAGATCAAGCGCAAGAGAAATAGTCGTGATCCCTAACTGGCGGCCTTTAAGGATAGTAAAAAAATGTATATCTTCTTCCAGCCCTTTAGCAATCTCCCCCATCACATAGGTTTGAGTACCTAAAAGATTATCCATCTTCTTCAAACCATGCTCTTTGGTCTCAATCTTGAGCTGTTTGCAGAAATGATAAAAATGCTGAAGATTAAAAGCAGCCATTATTCTGGTCTATCTTGAAAAATCACTTCACCAGAAGAACTGACTAGTTTGTCATCTTGCCAAGTCGGAGCGCCTTCCGTTGCCCATTGAGATTCAGCACTAAAAGATTCGTGATAAGGCGTTTTGTAATAATCAGGATAATGTAAAGATTGCGTTACAGGATTTACGCCAGATTGAGCTTTGGTATCACCAGACATAAGACCTAAGTAAAAACCCCGCATATCGTAATCAGAAGTTTTGTCGGTTGGGTCAAACGGAACATTATTAGATTGCACCCATTGCAAAAATGCTGCTTCTTGTTCAGGAGATAATTGTGCAAGTTGTTGTTGCCATTGAGGATTAGCGTAAGCCATGTTTCTTGCATACACTTTTTGTATTTGTTCTTGACGTAATTGATTAAGAATGTCTTCAGTTGTTACCATTTCCTAACTCCCAGTTTGCTATCCTGACACAAACTTCTTTGTTTCCTTGCAACATTTAGTGTAAAGACTTATCATGTTTAGCAAGGGTTAACCGCAATGAATCCAACTCAGCTTGCGCCGCTATCATCATCTTAGTTGACTCAGCATGAACACGCATCAACTCTTTGAATAATTGCTCATG